TGCTCCTTGAGGGCCTTGAGCCCCTACTGCCCCTTGAGTACCTTGAACGCCCTGAGCGCCTTGTCTTCCTTGAGCACCTGCAGTACCTGTGACTCCTTGAGCGCCCGCAGGGCCAGCTGGGCCTTGAACTCCAGCCGAGCCACTCGCACCAACTGCACCTTGAGCACCTGCTGTACCTGTTACACCAGTAGTGCCCTGTGGTCCTTGCGGGCCTGCTACTCCTTGTGCCCCTTGTGCCCCTTGGGCGCCCGCAGCTCCTTGAGTACCCTGAACGCCTTGAGCACCAACTGCACCCTGAACGCCGGCTGCTCCTTGAGGGCCTTGAGCACCGACAGCTCCCTGTGTGCCTTGTGCTCCTTGTACTCCTTGTACTCCTTGAGCACCAGCTGTACCTGTGACTCCTTGAGCGCCAGCTGGGCCAGCTGGTCCTTGAGCGCCTGCCGAGCCACTCGCGCCAACTGCACCTTGTGCCCCTGCGGTGCCTGTCACACCGGTAGTGCCCTGGGGACCTTGTGCCCCTGCTACTCCTTGTGCTCCTTGTGCTCCTTGTGCCCCGACTGGGCCAGTTGCCCCTGCAAATCCTTGAGCGCCAACTACACCCTGAACGCCGGCTGCTCCTTGAGGGCCTTGAGCACCTACGGCTCCTTGAGCGCCAACTGCACCCTGTGTTCCCTGCGCCCCTTGGCGGCCCTGCGCCCCTTGAACTCCTTGGGCACCGGCAACTCCGGTTGCACCGCCTGCTCCTTGTACACCCTGTCTTCCAACAGCGCCCTGTGTGCCTTGAGCACCGGCTGCGCCTTGTGCACCTTGAACTCCTTGAGGGCCTGTAGTTCCACTCACACCCGCTGCACCTTGAACACCCTGACGACCTTGGGCGCCAACTGCACCCTGTGTGCCTTGTGAACCTTGCGCGCCTTGGGCACCAGCAACACCTTGAGCGCCAGCCGGTCCTTTAATATTGGCTTGTGAACCAATCCATACACCGGTAGAATCGATAACCGCTTGGTTACCAACTGTTAACCCATTTTTAGCTACGAATGGACGGGTGTTACTCAACGTTGTTCCTATCTTCTAATGTTTTCAGTAGTAACTGAATCTCTTTCTGTTGTTCTTTGATAGCTTGTACAACGACTGGAACTAAACGTTCGTATTGAACAGTGATAAAGTTCAGGCCGGTCACGCTATTACCATGTTCATCAACATCGAATGGTGCAGGTTTCACGATTTCAGGAATGAACGTCTGAACTTGTTGTGCGATCACCCCCGCATGTCTAGTATAGTCATTGTATCCGAATTTCTCAGCGTACTTATTCTGTGTGAAATAAATCCCTGTCAGCGAAAGAACTTTTTCAAGGGAATTGTCGATGACTTTAATTTCTTTTTTGAATCTTCTGTCAGAGTAGAATGCGGTAACATCACCTGTTGCACGAATGGTTCCTGTAGGACCTGCTGGAGTGTTCAATCCCAAAGCTGACACATTTGGAGTCGATGTAGTTCCTTGTGGACCTGCTGGACCTTGCGCGCCACTCGCTCCGGGAGGGCCTGCAGTGCCCTGAAATCCTTGTGCGCCGGTTGGGCCAGTCGGTCCTGGCGGGCCGGTAACCCCATTAACTCCTGTTGGGCCAGTTGCGCCAGTTGGGCCAGTAGGACCTGAGCCTCCGGCTGACCCTTGTACTCCTTGTCGTCCTTGAGCACCAGCTGCACCTGTAGTACCTTGTGCGCCTTGTGCCCCGGTAGCTCCCGCAGGGCCTGTGGGTCCAGTGGGTCCAGTGGGGCCCGTAAAACCTTGAAGCCCGGCAGGGCCTGTGGGTCCTTGAACACCAGTAGGCCCTGCTGCTCCCTGAGAACCTTGAACCCCGGCAGGGCCGGTCGCACCTCCGGGACCAGTGGGACCAGTTGCACCTGCTGGGCCGGCTGGACCCTGAACTCCTTGACGACCCTGGGCGCCCGGCGCACCTGTTGCTCCTTGTGATCCAGTAGCACCTGTAGTTCCATTGGCACCGGGGGCACCTGTTCGACCTGTTGCACCTGCAGTTCCTGTAGTTCCGGCGGTGCCCGTTGCTCCGGTTAGACCAGCCGGCCCTGTCGCACCTGCAGAACCAGTAGCACCGGTCGGCCCTTGAGTACCAGTAGCACCGGTAGCTCCTTGTGCCCCTTGTGTCCCTGCTGGACCGGTTGCACCTGCAGGGCCGGTGGGCCCTTGAAACCCGACTGACCCCTGTGTTCCTTGTACTCCTTGACGACCTTGTGCACCGGGGGCACCAGTAGCACCTGTTGTGCCAGTAGCACCTGTTGTGCCAGTAGCACCTGCTGCTCCCTGTGATCCAGTAGCACCAACAGTTCCAGCAGTTCCGGCGGTTCCAGTTACTCCGATTACTCCGGCAGGACCGGTTGCACCTGCAGTTCCATTAGCGCCTGTGGGCCCTTGAACACCAGTAGCACCAATAGCTCCTTGTGAGCCTTGTGTCCCTGCTGGACCTGTTGCACCTGCAGGGCCCGCGGGCCCTTGAAACCCAGCTGGCCCTTGTGTTCCTTGTACTCCTTGTGTTCCTTGAACTCCTTGAGCACCTGCTGCTCCCTGTGATCCAGTAGCACCTGTTGTGCCAGTAGCACCTGCTGCTCCCTGTGATCCAGTAGCACCTGCTGTGCCAGTAGCACCTGCAGTTCCGGTAGCGCCCGTGACGCCTGCAACACCTTGAACACCTGTTACACCCGTCGCGCCGGCTGCTCCTTGAGCACCGACTGCGCCCTGAACACCGACGGGGCCCGTAGTACCAGTTACGCCAGTTGCTCCCGCAACGCCTGCTGCTCCCGCAACGCCGGATAACCCTTGAGTACCTTGGGCTCCTTGAGAACCTTGAACGCCGCTCACACCGGCGGCTCCTGGAGTTCCCGCTACACCCGCAGCACCCGATACTCCCTGTGCCCCGACAGCGCCTTGCTGGCCTTGTACACCTTTAACGTTTGTTTGAGAACCAACCCATGCACCAGCAGAACTAATGACCTCAGTTGATCCGACAGTGACGCTATTCTTTACTCTAAAGTCTTTGTCGTTTGCCACCTAGTTCCCTTTCCGTAGATGGAATATATGTTATTTATACTATTACCATGCGATGGCTTGTCTTGTCACCTTATACTGTGTTGCATTTGCCGACAAGCCGGTTGCTAACAATGAAACAGCATTTGAAGCATACGATACATCAAACGTTGCGATTGGGGTACCGCTAGTAGAAATAATAGCGTACTCTGTTGCAACTGCTGCTGTTGTGTTTGCGGTGACAAGAACTTCTGAAATCTGTCTCACACCAGCTACAGTATCAAAAGCCTGAATAACATACTTTGCACTACCAAAACCAGCAGTATTAGCAGTGAACGAGTCAATCGCAGTCTGAGATACTGTAGAAAGTGATGCAGTATTGCTAAACAAGCTGAACACATTATTGATGTTTACAGAACCGTTAGCGTATGTAACACCGTTGATATTTGCACCAGAACTTGTTATTACTAGTTCAGGTGTGCCGCCTGCGGCTGTAATATTGATGTTACCATTTGCAGTAATAGCGATATTGCTGTTACCATTTTGTAATAGACCGCTGTTGATTGTAGTGATGTTGCCGGTAGTGATAGTTGCGGCTGACAAAGTGCCAAGACTTGTGATATTAGGTTGTGCTGCTGTTGTTAATGTACCAGTAAGCAGCGAAGCGCCAATAGTGCCTGCGTTAGCATAAACGTTTCCGGCAGTTGCGTTACCGCTTACATCTAATGTACCTGTTACGTTAGCACCAGCTGATGTAGCAGTGATTCTTGTAGTACCTGCAACCCCTAGAGTAACGTTTCCGCCGGCTGCTGTAACTACGACATTTGATGTTCCGTTCTGCAACAAGCCGCTATTGATAGTTGTGATGTTACCAGTAGTGATGATCGCAGTAGCAGTACCTAAGTTACCTACGTTAGCATTACCTGTACCAGTATTCAATGTACCGGTAATATTAGCACCTGTTGCAGTTACAACAAGAACGTTAGCAGTACCAACAGCAGAGATATTAACGTTGCCGTTTGCAGCAGGGATATTAACATTCGAGTTGCCGTTAGCAAATACCCCGATGAAGTTACCGGATGTAGTGTTGCCTGTAACAGCAAGTGAGCCAAGTGTACCAACGCTAGTCAAGCTTGAAGTGACAACTGTTGATTTGAGTGCAGTACCTGACAAGTTAGCAGCGTTTGCAGCGATTGCGACGTTGCTTGCAGCAGTCAATTGACCTTGTGCGTTAACAGTGAACGTTGCGACACTATCACCATTACCATATGAACCCGCTGACACAGCCGTGTTAGTGATGCTGAACTGAGTACCGGTTAGTGTCAATCCAGTGCCAGCAGTATATGCCCCCGCACCAGAGAACTGTACCCAAACAACAGGACTTGTACCGACCGTAGTGACCGGATCAGTCATTACCCAACCGGTGTTGTCGTATAGCGTACCAGCAGTGACGAACGTGAAGTCGCCGCCAGCCATTTCAGTAGGAGTATCGAAGTCAGATGAACGAGTCAATACCGTTGTACTCGTGCGATCATAGATACCGTTGTGTGCTGTGTTAGCCTCATTCTTAACGAGGATTCGCATGCCGTTACTTAATGTAACACCATCAATGGTTGTGTATGTTCCTGTAGTTGTTAGTGTTGCACCAACACCGGCAGTACCGTTGTTATATGTAACAGTGCCGCCTGAAATCGTTGCCAATGTAGTTTGGGTAGCAGCATTACAACTATCATGTGTGTGCAAACCTTGTGCAACGTCGTCAACATACTGCTTAGTAGCAGCATCACTTGCATTAGTAGGAGTAGCAAGATTGATGATCGTGTTGCTGGTCATGTCTAGATTGCCAGCAATACTACTGACACCAGTACCAGTTACACTTAGTACACCGGCAGTTGTTAGATTTCCACCTGCTATATTGCCAGTAACAGTCAGTGCGCTTAAAGTACCAACACTAGTGACGTTTGGTTGTGCCGCAGTAGTTAGTGTACCTGTTAGCAATAAAGCTCCAATAGTACCTGCGTTAGCATAAACATTGCCTGCAGTTACGTTACCGGTTACTCCAAGACTAGTTAGTGTACCTACGCTAGTGATGTTTGGTTGTGCTGCTGTTGTTACAGTACCTGCAGTTGTGGCACTTGATGCAGCGCCGCTCAATGCACCAACAAATGTCGTTGCTGTGATACTCGCATTACCTAAGTTAGCACTGATCGCTGTATTGATAAGAGCACCTGAGTTGCCATTAGCACTACTTGCGGTGAATGTCGGGTAAACTGTAGTTGATGTTGATGTGTTTTGTAGTAGAGCCGAAGCATTCGTTGCCGCAGTTGCGCTTGCTACTGTGCCGGTTACGTTAGCACCCACGATTGAACTTAAACCGTTACCATTACCGGTGAACACACCCGTGTTAGCAGTAATGTTTGCAGCAGTAATGTTCCCGCTAACTCCAAGTGCAGTTAGTGTTCCGACTGAAGTGATGTTAGGTTGAGCAGCAGTATAAACAGTACCTGCTACCAATGCGTTACCGACTTGACCAGTAACGTTAGCACCAACAATTGAACTTAAACCATTACCATTACCAGTAAATACACCTGTATTTGCGGTGAATGCCGGCGCTGTTATAGTTCCGCTTGAGTTTAATAATGTTAGCGTGCCGACTGATGTGATATTGGGTTGAGCAGCAGTTGTTACTGTGCCAGCTGTCGTTGCAGCACCGCTTAGTGAACCGACGAAAGTAGTTGCTGTAATAGAGTTGTTTGATAGGTTAGCAATGAGACCAGTGCTTGTTAGCTCTGCTACGTTGCCTGTCGCTGCGTTTGCGAAGATGAGGAAGTTGTTGCCTGATCCAGCTGCTACGTTAATATTGTCAGCAACGTTTGCACGGGCAACATGTAAGTTAGGTACTAATGTAGTACTTGTGACTATTAACGGAGCAGTACCATCTGTTATGTTAGAGATCAATTGCGGTGCAGTTACGTTAGCACTCGCAAGAACTTGTGCAGTACCTAAGTTACCTACGTTAGCATTTCCTGTACCAGTATTCAATGTACCTGCTACGTTGACACCGGTGCCGGTTACAACAACTACATTTGCATTACCAACAGCAGAGATGTTAACGTTGCCGTTTGCAGTAGGAATGCTGACGTTCGAGTTGCCGTTTGTGATACTAGTGCCGGCTGAAATACTTTGCCAAGAAAGAACACCAGAACCGTTTGTTTGTAGATATTGACCAGCTGAGCCGCCTGTGATAGTGACATTGCCCACTGGACCCAAGTTACTAGTTCCAGAAACAACGAGAGAAGTTAATGTGCCTACTGAAGTGATGTTAGGTTGTGCTGCTGTAGTTACTGTGCCTGCCGTTGTAGCTGAACCTGCAGTCGCAACACTTAAGTTAGCAACTTGAGTAGTAGAAGTAACTACGAACGGAGCAGTACCAACTGCTACGTTCGAGATCAATTGAGGGGCAGTAACGTTCGCACTTGCGAGTACTTGTGCTGTACCTAAGTTACCTACGTTAGCATTTCCTGTAGCATTTAGTGTACCTGCTACGTTAATACCTGTGTTTGTGATAACTAACTCGTTCGGTGTTCCACCGGCTGAAATGTTGATGTTACCATTTGCAGCCGGGATAGCAATATTACTGTTACCATTTGCAAATGTACCAACCAAGTTACCTGCAGTTACGTTACTAGTTACAGACAAGTTAGCAAGAGTACCAACTGAGGAGATGTTTGGTTGGGCCCCGGTAGTTAATGTACCAGTAAGCAGCGAGGCACCAACTGTACCTGTATTAGCATAAACGTTTCCGACTGTTGCATTTCCTGTTACTGCAACAGAAGTCAAAGTACCAACTGATGTGATATTTGGTTGTGCGTTAGTGTATACTGTACCTGCAACAAGTGCGTTACCGACTTGTCCAGATACGTTAGCACCAGCTACTGCGTTTGCAGTTGTAGCAAAAGCGACTGCACCGGTGACGTTACCACCTGCAAGTCCAGTCAATGCCTGACCGTTACCAATGATATTACCAACACGCAAGTTACCGTAAGTAGTGAAGGTAACCACTTCGTTTGTTATGCTAGCTTGAGAAGCAAGACCAAACTCAACGTTGCTTACGTCCCATCCCATGAATGCGATGCGAGCCTGTGTATCATAATAATTAAGAGCAGAACCAACGTCTTTGCCGCTGTTTGCTACAGGAGCTGCGCCGTTTGCACCAGTTTGCAAGTTGATGATCGGGTCTTCTATTGCGAGGGTCTCAACGTTTAGATAAGTTAAGTTACCGTTGATTGCGAGATTTCCACCGATGACTGCGTTGCCATTAACGTTTAAATCAGTTAGTGTGCCGACACTTGTGATATTTGGTTGAGCAGCAGTTGTTACTGTACCGGCAGTTGTAGCCGAAGTTGCAGTACCTGCAGTTGCTGCATTCAAGTTGGCTACTTGTGTAGTTGAAGTGACTACTAGTGGAGCAGTACCGGTTGTTACGTTTGAGATCAATTGCGGGGCAGTTACGTTAGCACTTGCAAGAACTTGAGAAGCACCTAGATTACCTACGTTAGCATTTCCTGTAGCATTTAGTGTGCCTGCAACGTTGACACCGGTGCCAGTTACAACAACTATATTTGCATTACCAACAGCAGAGATGTTAACGTTGCCGTTTGCTGCAGGAATGCTTACGTTTGAGTTACCGTTTGAGATAGTGCTAGTATTGAGTCCAGTTAACTGACTACCGTTACCGATAAAGAAGTTAGCAGAAACGTTACCATTAGCATCACGAGCAACAATAGTGCTTGCAGTATTTGCTGTGGCTGAGTTAAGACCGTCTAATAGATCAGCATTAAGATTTGAAACGAGCGTAGTAGATGATACTACCAGCGGAGCAGTACCGGTTGACACGTTACTGATAAGTTGAGGAGAGGTTACATTAGCACTTGCAAGAACTTGTGCAGTACCAAAGTTACCTGCGTTAGCGTTACCTGTAGCATTTAAAGTACCGGCGACGTTAACGCCAGTACCGGTAACAACCATGATGTTAGCATTGCCAGTACTACTAAATGTAACATTGGCGTTGTTTAATACTTGTATATTTGAAGTTCCGTTACTCAGTGTACCGGAGCCGCCAACTGTAGTGAACGTCAGATTTCCTGCACCGTCCGTAGTAATAGCTTGGCCAGAAGACCCCCCTGTAATAATCACATTGCCGATTGGACCTAAGTTTGATTTCGCTGATACAGTAATACCATTTGCAGTGATGTTACCGTTGGCGTCAGCAATACTAATAGGAGTTGATTGTCCTACTGAAAATCCGTTTGCGCCATTAAAGGGTTTAAATGCCATTTTGGGGTGTCCCTGTCCTTAAATAAATCTATGTTGTCTTATCTATTCATATTCGTATTTATCTCACTACAAAGTTGAATAGTGTCCTCAACTTTGTAGTTTTACGTACAAAGTTGAGGACTGTATTATATTCTGTTAGATAAAGCGATACTGAGTTGTCCAAACAGTGCTGTTTGCAGTTGCCGGAGTGACTTGAAGTCTCAAGTTTCCGCCGCCTACGCTCACTGCTAGTGAACCGGTGTAGCCACCTAACGTCACGCCACCGAACACAGTAAAGTCTGCGTTCGCACCGTCTGTGACAGCCTGAACAGTTGCTACTGAGTACTTTGCACCACCTGAATCAATGCCCTTAACTAAGAATTCTACTCCAGTCACCCCAGAAACTGGGAACTGAGCAATAATTTGTCCTGCTGTGGCAGCAGATGTAGTTAATGTCGCTGCCGATACAGTAGAGTTGCCGATGATAACGTTTCCAGTAACATTAGCAGTTGTTAGATTTGCTGCTGTTCCAGAAATATTACCAGTTGACACATTACCTGTTACAGCAAGTGAAGTTAGTGTACCAACACTTGTGATGTTTGTTTGAGCATTAGTAGTTAATGTACCAGTTAGTAAGTTTGCACTGATAACATTTGCACCACTAATTTGAGAGTCAGCACCGCTCATAGCGATGTTGCCATTAGCAGCAATAGTTAAGTTGGCTAGCGTACCAACAGATGTGACGTTTGGTTGTGCTGCTGTTGTTAATGTACCAGTAAGCAATGAAGCTCCAATAGTACCTGCGTTAGCATAAACATTACCTGAAGTAATATTACCAGTTACCGAAAGTGAGCCAAGTGTACCAACACTTGTCAAGCTTGAAGTTACGATATTTGAGTTAAGTGCAGTACCTGACAAGTTAGCAGCATTTGCAGTAATCACAACGTTAGCTGCTGCTGTCAATTGACCCTGTGCGTTTACAGTGAATGTTGCAACACTATCACCATTGCCATATGAACCAGCAGTGACAGTCGTATTAGTGATACTGAATACACTACCTGCAAGTGTCAATCCAGTGCCAGCACTATATTCACCAGCACCAGAGAACTGTAGCCATTCAATTGGATCCGTACCGACTGTAGTAACTTCGTCAACTTGCACCCAACCAGTTGAGTCATACTGAGTACCGCCAGTAACGAAAGTGAAGTCACCGCCTTGAATCTCAGCACCAGTATCAAAGTCAGTAGCACGAGTCAATACAGTAGCACTTGTTCTTACATAGATACCGTTATTTGCAGGAGCTGCTTCGTTTTTAACGAGAATACGCATTCCATCTGATAGTGCAACACCATCAATGGTTGTGTATGTTCCTGTAGTTGTTAGTGTTGCGCCGACACCAGCAGTACCGTTGTTATATGTAACAGTACCACCTGAGATAGTTGCTAGCGTACCGGTTGTAGCTGCGTTACAAGAAGCATGAATGTGCAATCCTTGAGCAACGTCATCAACATATTGCTTAGTAGCTGCGTCAGTGCTTGCTACTGGTGTTGCAAGATTACCTACAATCTTGCCGCTTACGTTTACATTACCAGTACCAGTTGGAACTAGAGTGATGTTCTGATTTGTACCAGCTGCAGTTACAGTTACGCCAGTTGATTGACCAACGATTAGGTTAGTTACAAGATTTGCACTGGTTAGAATGTTTCCAGTTACCTCCAATGCTGATAGATTGCCAACTGAAGTGATGTTAGGCTGTGCAGCAGTTGTTAGTGTACCGGCAACAAAGTTTGCTGTTGCAAGATTTCCTAAGTTAGCGTTACTGACAGATAGGTTACCAGTTACAGTCAATAAGTTTGCTGCCTTGCTGAACGTGAATGCATTACTAGCTCCTGCTAAACCTGCATCGTTGAAAATAACTTCTGTATTGCTACCAGGAACAGTAATGTTACCTGAAATGTTACCAATGAAGTTAGCAGCAGTAATATTACCAGTTGCATTAATAGTGCCATTACCGAATACTACATTTGCAGATGCATTACCAACAGTCAATCCAGTCAATGTACCAACAGAAGTGACATTTGGTTGAGCAGCAGTTGTTAGTGTGCCAGTAAATAAGTTTGCACTGATAACATTTGCACCGGTCAAGTTGCCACCTGACATTGTAATGTTGCCACCTGAACCACCTGTAGAGATGTTGCCTGCAGAAAGGTTTCCAGTAACATCAAGTGAAGTTAGTGTACCAACTGATGTGATATTTGGTTGTGCGTTAGTGTATACTGTACCTGCAACAAGTGCGTTACCGACTTGTCCAGATACGTTAGCACCTTGGATGTTGCTTAGGTTGTTACCTGCACCAAAGAAGAAGCTTGCAGTTGCAGCGTTGCCTAAGTTAGCATTGCCTGCAGAAAGGTTTCCAGTAACATCAAGTGAAGTTAGTGTACCAACTGATGTGATGTTTGGTTGAGCAGCAGTATAAACAGTACCTGCTACCAATGCGTTGCCAACTTGACCGGATACGTTAGCGCCTTGAATGTTGCTTAAGTTGTTACCTGCACCGAAGAAGAAGTTTGCAGTTGCAGCATTTCCTAAGTTAGCATTAGATGCAGCGATGTTTCCAGTTACAGTCAATACGTTTGTGGTGTCGTTGAATGTGAAGTTTGCGCTTGCAGCAAAGTTATTGTTCATGTTGTACTGGATTTGCGTGTTAGTTCCAGCAGCTTGTTGCAAGTCAAATGGCGCGCCGTTTGCATGATAGATGTTGTCAGTCAACAATCCGCCGACTGATACGTTACCGGTGAAGTTACCGGTACCAGCAACGTTGGCACCAGTTCCGGTGAACGTTACAACATTCGCATTACCTGCTACTGAGAAGTTGATGTTGCTGTTGTTTAATACCGAAACGTTAGAATTACCGTTGCTTAGGGATGCAGTACCAATAGTAACGAACGACAGATTACCTGCGCCGTCTGTCTGGATGACTTGGCCAGAAGAACCGCCAGAAACTTTGACGTTTGCAACATTGCCTAGATTAGCAAGGGCAGTTACTGCGATATTTCCAGTACTGACATTACCGTTGGCATCGATGATAGTTGTTGACGGGAACTCACCAACTGAGTAACCCGCAATAGAATTTAGTGGTTTGATTGACATTTTTTTTGTTTCCTTTTTGTGTTAGTCAGTTCGCCTTTACGACCTGTCTGCTTTATTTATTATTATTCTGCAAATAAAGTAATCAACATCTTGTATGTTGTTAGACTATTATTGTCAGGAATTACCCTCAATTGTAGTATCGGAGGGGCGCCCGGATTATACTCAACTGAAAATTGACCAACTCCCCCGTTGATGTATAATCCGGCATATTCATTGTTTTGAACTTGGCCGTCATATACGACACATGAGATTTTGGATGATTGTCTTGTTCCAGCTGTAGCGTCTGTGGCGATGATGTGAAAATCTGCGCCAGAGACGTTTTCAGTGGAAACGCTATACAATGCTTGATCAGTATTTGATGTGCTATTAGCAAGATGTACGAATGTTTTAGACCATGCGTACAAGCCTGAACCCAGTTGCATTGTATTAGCAACAAGATTCCCGTCTATTTGAACGGTACTAGTAGAATTATTAAAGGTGAAGTTTGCACTAGCGCCAAAATCACCATTGCTGTTAAATTGAACTTGTGTATTGCTACCGGCAGGGTTACTTAAGTCCCAAGGATTACCGTTAGCATAATATAGATTATCAGTCTTGACGCCGGTTACTGTCAAGTTACCTGTCAAGTTTGCTCCGGCTGATGTAACCAACAACACATTAGCGACTCCGCCGACAGTTGTTGCAACATTTCCGCTAGCATAAACTTTTACGTTACTTGTACCGTTTACTATTGAGGTAGTGTCAGATTGAGTATTACCTTCAACCATGAAGGAGCCGCCCGATTGATTAGTGATGACAACGAAACCGTTTGCGTCTACACTGATAGATGCAGTATCGAGATAAATCGTGTTGCCACCAAAATAACCATTGCGCCAGCGAGCATTAGCACGACCTAAATCATAAACATCATCAGCACCGGGAATTATATTACCGATAACATTGAGGCTGGTGCCTGTAATGACTAATACATTAGCGTTGCCCGTGGCTGTAAAGTTTATGTTGCCGTTTGCCTGGGGAATGTTTATGCTTGAGTTACCATTAGAAAGACTAGTTCCAACTGGAATGTCTGTTAGCTGGCTACCGTTACCGATGAAGAAGTTAGCACTAATGTTGCCTGCGTTTACTATATTGCTATTAGCTAACGTTAGATTATCGCCCGCAGGTAGTTCGTTGATGGTGGAATTTGCTGAATTAACAATCAACGGAAAATAATCTGCCATAACTCTATCCTATATTTCTCTTGTATTTATGCATCTTATGGTTGAACAGGAATTGCCGTATTTCCCGTTCTCCCTACAATTGTGATGCTGCCCAACTGGACTTCAATGTATACTATGCTGGCTGAGCGGGTAAACACATAGATGTTTCCGCCCGAAGCCGCGCTCGGTGTTGTAAAGCTTAAATTGCCGGCACCGTCAGTCGTTAAGACTTGCCCAGTATTTCCTCCGGTGATTTTTAGATTAGAAACAGCACCTAAGCTTACGGTATTGCCGCTGAAATTAGCATTTCCGTTTGCAGTAATATTAACAGCAATGATATTCCCAGTAACATCTAAATTCTTGATTGTAGCTGTGTTACCGGATATTGCTATTGTATTGCTGAAAACTCTTTGATTGTTCGTGGATATGGTTAAGATCGATCCGTCACTTCCTGTACCAAGATTTGGTTCAGCTTGGCTGAGTCCTAAAAACTCATGGCGAGAGTTAGTTAGTTCACTATATGGAGTAACGGGTACTCTGCCGCTTAGAAGTTTGGGTGTGTTGGCCATATGCTTTTATCCAGTTACTAGGGTTTCTAAATAGCTTAACACTAGCTGTGCGCTAGTATCATCACTGCTAGTAAATTGTAGTATGTCTCCAAAATTTAAGATCAGTCTTCCAGTCAACACGCTAAAGGAATCATTTGCAGGAATACTGGCTTCGTTTATTAGCGAGGTGTAGTTGGAATTTCTTAGTATACCAGATGAGATTTGTATTGTGTTGGCACCGTTATTACTTACTTGAGCCATCAACACTACAGTGGCGTATCCAAGCGGAGGGGTATATACATTACCGGTAACACTTGTCAAATCGACGAGTGTTGATCTAAAATTGTTTAATGCGGCTGGCATGACTTTTCCCTTTTCATTAATCTGAACCCAAAGCTAATATAAACGGAGTCATCTGAGCAAACAAACTTTGATAGAAGTAGTCACCGGTAATAACCCCGGTAGCTTGGTTAATAGTAAACCCTTGACCGACTTTAAAGTTACCTTTTTGATCTGTACTCGTGAATGTTATCACGCCACCGTTTGTTGCGATGACTTCATTAGCTTCAATAGGTATACCGCCATATTGCGGTAGTGCAGTCGCTGGATTAGTTCCTGCGCCTACGTACTCGAATGTGTGTGCGCTTGCGATAATTGAGCTACGCACATAGAACGAAACGGTTTTGCCAACTACAGATGTTTCTGCATTAAAGACTTGTTGTACAGCTACCGTTGCTTGTCCTGCAGCGGGTTGATTGGGTATAATCGTATCAATCGTGTAAAACTCTGGGTCGTCTTGTATTAACATGATAGTATTAACATGCGGTTGACCACTTGACAGGTTGTTGAGTACGAACACGCCCTGAAACTCAGAAACTATAGTACCACTTGTTTGTAGTGGTCCATATCCATCTGCAACCAGCCCGTAGTTACCAATTGAGCAATCACTTCCGTTCAGTGTACAGAACCCGCCAGACTCTACCTCAATACCGATGTCACATGCAATAGTATAGATATTAACTAATTGACTATAGCCTGAGTTTACGATGTGAATGCCCTTGCCACCGCGGTTGATGATAGTAAAGAAACCAACGATCATTGCCTTAGTACTAATGCTACTCACATTGTTTCCGTCAATGTAGACAGCAGTACCGGTTGTAGTAGATGAGGTTAGATTCTGAATGTAAGGGCTGACAAAAACATTTTGGGTAGGAGTTGACGGATCATAACTGAATCCATTAGCTAGATAATTTCTGATAGTGATACCCCAAACGTAGGAACCGTTACGCACATAGAATAAGTCAGCAGAAGGAGTCTGTGGTGTTACGAATACGCTTCTGAGGTTGTCACCCATCAACGCTACGTTTGCTGGAATAGTAACAGGATTTGCTTCGGTGTATGAACCCGGAGCCACATGAACTGAGAAGCCGCCGGCGCTTGCGGCAGCCAACGCAGCCTTTATTGTTAAGAAGGGTTTGTTAATGTCGCCGTTGTTAGCATCGTTGCCGTTGGTTGCGACATACAGTATCTTATCACTAGTTTTAAAAGTTGTTGGGGTAGCGTTACCATAGAACGCATTCGCCGTTACATTACCTGTAACATTTGCGTTCAATACCGACAATGTACCGAGGTCTTTGTTAAAGGTGAATCCGGTGTTACCTACTAATGCGCCGTCGTCGTTGAACTGTACCTGAGTATTAGAACCTCCCGGAGTGCTATTAGATACTCCCGCTGCCCAAGTTAATACACCGTTGCCGTTTGTTCGTAAGAAATAACCACTACTACCGCCGCCGATCGAAAGAGCAGAGACATTTCCTAATGAAAGGATGTTGCCGTTCCAAGTTGCGTTCGGAATTCCACCGAAGGAACCGTTGTTATTGAATTGTATTTGTGTGTTAGTACCGCCTGGACCTGCACCAGTAAAAGGCGCACCGTTGGCATAAAAATAGTTATTAGAATAGACTGCATTAGCAGCAACGTTGCCTGACAAAGCAAGCACATTGGTTATCACATTTCCGTTCGCATCGATCACCTGGATAGGTGGGATGTTTACTGAAAATCCGCCGAGTGAATTGAAAGGTTCTGCTGACATCTTGTTCGCCTATCGTCCTATCAAGTATTTATCTTAGAAATATTTTTTGGACAGTGGAATAAAGATCACAGGAGAGCTTTGTTTTACTAAATAAAAAATGATCACACAGCAGCAACCAAGACCTATCTGCGCTCATTGCAAGTTTTCTCTTGCTAAACCAAACGGGAAGAGCAAGCATGGATTTCAGAAGTGGCACAAGTACTGTGTTGACTGCGCTAAGGCCATGTATAACGGTAGATTCAAGCATCTACAGCACAAGCAAGTCGTATGTGAGCAGTGCGGTTTTATACCGGAAGATAAGTGTCAGCTAGACTTAGTATTAAAAGACGGTAACAAGAACGACAGGTCAAAGAAAAATCTATTGACACTTTGTGCTAATTGTTCTAGACTACACAATAAGAAAGTTCGTACTGGTAAGAAATCAATACTAAACGCAACAGTAGACGGTGATACTAGGATTTCTTAGTTGCACCAAGATTGCTTTGTATCACCATAATATTCACGAGCAAAGCCGTTCCTGATCAGCAATGAACGAAGACTCGTACCATCAAGAATCATATCACCTAATATTCGACCACCGTACTTGTCCCACTCATATATAATAACTTGATGCCTTGTAGTGGATTTGATTATGTTTTTAGTAAAGACAGAAGCCTGCTCTCCGAGTCGTCTTTCACTCTCGCATTGACCGCGAAAGCCTTTTTCAGGAGTATCCACACCAAAAATTCTTACTGCAAGTTCCGGCTTTAGTGGAGCAGGCAGAAAAGGTGCTGCAATCACTACAGTATCACCGTCGATTACTCTTACAACTATAGTATCATATGTCACCCCAACTGGAGTTTTCTGTGCAAGTGCCGGAGTAACTAGTGTCAACACTGTGACGATTGCAAGTAATAGTTTTTTCATGAGTGTTCCTGTCTAGATGTATTTATGTAAATAATCTATCTGGCTCTGACTATGAATTCCTTTGAATTCAAGTTATTAGTGATCCAAACAATTTTATTCTTGTCGATCGGTTCTGCAAAAACTTGAGCTTGTCCAAGTTTTTCGGCATTATGCTCTTTTCGCCAGCTCATCTCATCTTCGATGTGTTCACGCAGATCATCTCCGTCAGTGAGATACTGTTTATCTTTATCATAGATATCGTAATATTTTGGATTTTCTTTGTTTCTAAGAAAATACAGGTTGTTGAATCTAACGAACCCAGTCTTCTCGTACTTTCTTACTATGTCATCGATCTCATTGTTTGAGAGTATTTTATACAGGTGTCTTTCTTTGGATGTCTGTCGATAACGAAGCCCGGCAAAGTATTCTGCAACACGCTTGTCCGATGTCCAAGATTCTAATGTCCGATTTTTCCAATCATCATAATTTTGAATTGGGATGATGCCTCGATACAACATGATCGTATCACCGGGAATAGAATCACGCACAGGCTGGAATGCTGTTTCTATCTCTTGTGCGATATCGTCATTGGCTTCGATGTGTTTGGCTAAGCTACCAGTATGCCAGTTTGCTGCTTCCCAAGAATCAATAGCATACCGTGCTGCACTTGACAAGTTTGCATAGGCTTTCATCGCCAATGATATCGCTTTGCTTTCAGTGAGTATTTCTATGATTCGCATAGATGTATTTATAGTTCTTTACAGTTGTCATTTTAGTGTCTGTTTCTCAAGATCAAATCTTCTTTTTTCTGTCTGTAGAAACAAAAATAATTTTGTCCTTTTGATAGCTTTGAAGGCTAAATTTTCTGGCTTATATTCTGCACCAGGCGAACCATCTAGAACTTCGTTTCGTTTATTTTGAACAAGTGCAAAAGATTTGAGTGCAGCGTTCATTGCTTGCTCCTTGTCCTGCGTTTTGTCGAGTGTACTATTATATGCCTCTAGTATTGAATTATACCATGGAATAAAATATTTTTTGATATTATCTATTTCTTTATTTTTATCAGGATTCGGTTTCCTAATCCAATCACCTTTAAGGACAGAATATACGGCATCAGAAGAATGAACCGCAGTTACTGGCTTAATAAAAAATTCAACAGGATATCCAAAAATAGTGTAATTGTTAGTATCATTGAAGTACTTGCGTTGCTTTTCTAAAATACCTGCCATCTCGGCATTTGTCGGATCACGATCAACAATGATATGAACATCAACATCAGACATATCGTGGTATACGTAGTTTGCTAAAGAACCCTTGAACTGAATATCGACAACCCTAGCTTTGTTTATTCGCATTTCTTTGATGAACCGATCAGCCCACGTAAGCATTGCTTTTTGAATGTTAGGTTTTAGCTCCTGTGTTGATGTCCAAAACTCTGGGTTTAGAGAAGACTTCAACGGATACAAGTCTGTTAAAAATTTGTCAAGTTCGGGAATAGGTTTAGTAGTTTGTTTCTGTTTTGAAACGTATTCATCTACTTGTTCTTCAGTTACTCTGGTCCAAATGTCTCCGGAGTTTGGTGTCTTTAAACTAGCTTTTCTTTGCTTTAGGACATCAATCGCTGCACTTCCTGCAAATGTGTTGTTGTTTATAGTCTTCACGATATCGGCAACAGTGTATCCTGCGTTAATCATGTCATTGACATCTTCGTATTTTTCCATCTCTTTTGGCCATATGCAAATATTGTAATGGCTAAGGATAGATTGAACCATCTTAGCGACTGTAGTTGCTTTGTCAAGTTCATTGTCATATACAATGATGTATTGTTGCTTAGGGTAAGGCAAATATTTGAGATTTAACGTTATGTCACCGCCGCCGGACATACCAATAGCATTTGGTATAAATGCTGAATCAATCTCACCTTCTAGGACATAGATTTTCTTTTTAGGATCTATTTTAGATAACCCAAAAATATTTGGTTTTTTTCGGTCTGAAGAGGTATTTAGTGCTAAATAACGAGTCTTTGCATCCGGGTCAACTGCTCGGCATTTTATAGCAGTGACAATTCCAGTTTTATCAACGTACGGAATCAACAGATAGGCACCTTCTACTCGCAGATCGGGGACATTCATATATCGTGTTAATTTATCATTTGCCCAAGATTTAAGGTTATCAGCTACAAATATATGCTGTTTAGCAAATGGAGTAAGATTTCTTGACATTGCATATACAACTGCTGGATGTTTTGGGTTGGTTTTTTCTAGTCGTACTAAAGAAGGAGCAAGCTTTTCTAATTTATTGATTGTCAGAGTTTCTTTATCATCAGGCGTAGGTTTGCTGTTCTCATTGATGATATCAACGTATTTTCTAAATAGGTCTGCACTCATTGTTAAACTCCGATATTATATTTATCGTTGTTCTTTGATTGCAGAGCAACCATTCTCATAATAAACAATATCATGTCCTAAAATGGCAAGATAGGTAGCAATAGAATCCATAGATTCAACTAGCAAATCACTTATTTTCATTTGTGAATTTTTTTAATTTTTTTCATCATCGATACACAGTTAGCATGATGCTGTTGCACTCTGGTAGCCAATTCCTCGTTTGAGATAGGTTGTGCATTTTCGGAAATCGGTCGGTTTTTCCATAATGGTAATTTCTTGTTCATTGTTGTATTTATAGTTCTTTACAGTTACTACCGTGCCAACGAGAATAGTTACTGGGACCAAAAGTTTTATGACAATGTGGGCAAGTTTTCTTTAAGTCTTCTCTGTTATTAGGATTATTTTTTGAGAACTCTTCTTTCATCCTAACAGCAACTTTATCACCGAATCCTTCTGGTTTAGATACACCTTTTTGCTTTATTGAACGTTTTATCTTTTGTTCTTCGCTCATTGGTCCCTTAGGTTTGCCTTTGCTTGCAAGAGACATTTTTAAACAAGTTTCTGTAGTACGCTTTTGTCCAGTTACTTTGGCGATTCTTTTTAGCTGACCCTCAGCTTGTTTAATAGGATCTATCTTTCTGTTTTTTGCAGCACGTACTAGATTTGCTCTGTGTTCATCAGTTATTTCTACGCCTCCCTTGTTCCAAGGAACTAAGTTTTTTTGCTTCATAGTCGTTGAATGATTCAGCGCATGTTCTATTCTATATTTTTCATACACACGAGAGGTTACCGATGAAGAGTATCGTTGATGATTTTCGCTCATTGCTCGCATTCCCATTAATGCGTATAGCATTTTACTTCTTGCTTCACCTTCTGTCATCTTGATCAATAGCCAATGACAAATGAAGTGTTCTCGGGCAGACAGATAAGTTAAGTTACTCTTGTCGTTTGATCCACCCAATGATTGCGGAATGATATGATGGCGTTCCCTACCCGGCGCTTTTTTCCAGTTTCTTGCAACGGAGCGTTCTATTAACTTGTTATACACGTTAGTATATTTATTTTCTTTGAACATAATATCACCTTTCAGTAATATTATTTATCATAACGGAACAAAAAGCAATAGAAAAGGGGACATTTCTGTCCCCTTTTCCACCGTCTATAACTATCTAATAGTTATCACTGTAACGTGATCTATTGGAATGTAAGGTTCTGAACTGCAATCTCGCCGACATAATCGGCAGCATTACCGAAACTGCTCGCGGTGTTCGTCAATTCTATGTAGCCATATCTCGTCATGAACGAAACGACCGGTTCGAATGTTGACGGATCAAGAACAACGCCAGAAGACATCAACGGAATGTATGGGCAGTAGAATGCTGCTGCGTCAGTTTCCGATGAACCCTTGTATCCTACGAGTACTGGCTGAGTGTCTGGTGCATATGAGTTAACAAATACACGCATTGCACCGTTAAGAGTACCAACAAACTTGGTGTTAGTTGGGGCTTCGAAAGTGCCTTCAGTTGTACGAGCGAATGCTGAAGTTGTTGCTGACTGTAGAACAGTAAGTGAAGCTGGTGAAACAACAGCCCAGTTACCTGCACCACGACGAGTACGCTGTGCGATCAAGTTTGCAACACGGTTGATGAGTACTGCAAGAGCAGCATGTTCGTCACCAACGTAAGTAGCAGTACCTGAAACAGTTGCTTGGTTGAATGTGTATTCAGTTGAAGCAAGAGTTGCAAGTGAGAGCAAGATTTCTTGGTCGATTTCAGCAGTGATTTCTTGTGCAAGAGCAGCCATGATTTCTGCTTCTACGTCGATACCGTGCTGTGACTGTGCATCCTGTGCAGCTTCGAAAGTCCAACGAGCTTGTAGCTTGCGTGACTTGGCTTCTACAGCCTGACGAAGGATCTGAACAGAAATCTGCTTACCACCGTTACCTTCTAGTGATGCAGTATCAGCACCAGTGTAGAAACTAGTAGTGGTTGCATCTGAAGGAACGCGTGAGTATGCCTGTGCGATCTTGAATGGTGATAGTGCTTCTTCACCTGCAGTTACCGGAGTAGCTGCTGCTGAAGTGTCGCCCAATGATTGAGCATAACGAACACGTAGAGTGTGGATCTGACCAACTGGACCAGTCATTGGCTGAATGCCGACTAGTTCGTTAGCGATAACAGTTGGCATAACACGACGAATTACTGGAAGAATAACGCGGTTTAATGTTGCGATATTACCAGCAGTAGTGGTACCAGCCGAAGATTCAGCAAGAAGCTGCTTCTTTGTGTTTTCGAGAAGGACGCCCATTGTAGAGCGACGATTTCCTCTTAAGCCTTCAAGTAGGGCATCTTTAGTTTCCCCCCAACGACTTTCTAAAAGTACTTTTGACATTTATATTCTCCTGATTATTTCTTACTTAAGTCCAGCCAGACGCTTGAGGTCGATCACGTTGTCTTTTGTATACGAATCGTCTTCATGTTGCTTCTGACTAGATTTGTTACCGGTCGCTTCTATGATCACAGATTTAGCTGCCTTGTCGGCTGTTACTGAACCAGTATTAAGAACGGCTGGTAAATACTTATCGAATGCGTTTTGCAGCTTACCTGTTTGTACGCTTTCTAGCAAAGTCTTCATTACTTCAGCTTTCTCTTCGTTGAGCGGGGATAATAGTTCATCCATAACTTTTGCTCTCTGAGATGATTCTTTAATAATTCTTACTTCACGATCTTTGTTTTCTACGAGCTTTGTTGCATGTTGTAGTTTTGCAGTAGCTTCAGCTAACTGTCGATCTTTATGTGCAAGAGCTTTCATTACCTTGCGAGTCTCAGCCTTATCATTGAGATAAGTTACACTGAATTCACTTGCGAAGGATTCGAAAATCTTGCGACCGAAGTTATTCTTTCTAGCAGACTTGATGTCTTCCTTAAGTTGTGATAATTCTCCCTTAAGTTGAGATGCGACCGCACCGCTAACTTTCTTTGCGCTCTCAGCGATAAATCTCGCCTTGAGTGCTTCCAATTGCTTGCGGCCTTCAGCGACGAGTTTGACTTTTGCTTCTACCACTGCTTGTCTATCAACTGCGAATTCTTTGATTTCACGTGATAGAGCGTGTACGATAAAACCTTCTAGCTTCTTTTGGTTTTCCATCTGAAGTTTGCGATCATTGCGTAGTTCACGGATTTCTTCGGCTAGTTTAGTAACCATGAAATCATTGAACTTAGTTGCACTTTCACGTAGTTTTAGTTGTGATTTAACGCGGTCGTCATTCATTGCTTGTCTTTCAGATTTAAATTCTGCAATTTCTTCTGAAAGATTTGTAGTCATCATTTTGTCGAGAGCTTCTACCATCACATTACGATCATGTTCATAACGTTGTGCGAATTCTTCATGTAATTCTGCACGTACTTCTTGGCGAGCCTCGTTCAACCTAATTTCCCAGGCTTCATTTAACTGATTCCCGATATCTTCGTTGATCAGGCCGCTTTCTAGTAGTGGTTTTATAATGTCTAATTTCATTATACGACATTCCTTTTAATTTTTATAGCTTAAGTTCGTTGATGAGGCGTTTTACTTCTTCACCAAAGAATCGTTGTACTCGTTTACAGTTATCACCGTGCCATCTAGCATAAGTGTTTACTGCATAGTATTGGTCACAATGTGAACAATACGTTTTAGGTTGCTTTTTACCAAACATTCCGTTTAATTGTCCGATTTTGAATTCAGACATTTTTTGTTTGGCTCGGGCCGCTCTAGGTTTTTTCAGTTTCTCAATAGTCTGTTGAGAGTGTTTTTTTCCATAAAACGGGGCATCCTTTCCGCTTCTAGACATACCGTGCATGGGGTTGTTACTTCCTGATACATCAGTATGACCAATTTTCATGTTGGTTTTTACCTGATCAGTAAATCCTAATTTCCATCCTTGTTCTAAATATATGTCAATGTCTTCCGCACAAACCATAATATTTTTTTCTTCTTTGTGCATTCGTTTTTTATTCTGTGTTGATGTTACATCTGGTGTTGTACAGTTATTTCTGTTGAAACTCTGCGGATTGTTTCTAGCATCAGACACATGTAATAATTCTTTTTCTACTACCCTCATCCATTTTGATGATCCATATGCTATTATTTCTCTTTGCCAGTCGCTAGGGGTAGCTTCTATTAGAGGCTTTACATATTTACTAGAGCATATATATCCGTCGTCAGGGTGGCAATTTTTTGAAGTCCTAGATCCAATGTACCATTTACCAGATGGTAAATGAGTCCAACGATATACATATGACAAGTTAGAAGACATTATATCTTCAACTCCTCTATTAGTTTTAGTATTTCTTTTTGTGCGCGGCGTTGCAGGGCTTGCTCTGTCAAAATATCTCCCTCTTTCATTGCCTGTAATAACTTGTATCCTGTTTTACTATTGAGAACGCCTTCATAAATTGCTTTGGGATATGCGTTTGGTGCACTAGGTTGGGCAACGATATCAACAGTGATGATTTCAAAATCACTGACTTTACCATCCATGTCGTTTACATTACCTGATCCACGACTGGATACACCTAGTTTAACTCCTGATTCCAACATTGTTCTTACGAGTTGACCCATTGGAGTAGGGAGAATTTTTAGTTTGCCTATTCCGTTTGGTCCGTCCATCCACATGCTTGTGATCATGTGTGATACACGGTCTAGGTTGATTTTAAGATCATCTGGATGATCTACTTCCCCCAAAACTGAATAGCCTTCACTGACTTGTTTGTTGAGTGTTTCTACTGCATTTTCGATTTCATGGACAGGGTAAATACGCTCATTTGCGTTCTTTACGCCGCCTTGAATGAAAATCCCTTTCATGTACAGGGTTTTTAGATCGCCGTCGCCTTCTTTTACAGACTCGACGATCATACCTGCTTTGTCAAAGGTAAGATTTTCTCTAAGATACAAGGCCATTTGCTCTCAGATTCCTTATCGAATTGGTTTACGAGCAGAACGTCTTGATTCTGCTACTGGGCTCTTAGTGTTTGATCCATCGTCACCAAACTTTGGCTTAGGTGCTGCGCTCAAATCTTGTGATTTCTTGCCTGGTGTGTTCTTGAATGAACCCGCGCCCTTTAGATCCTTTGCAGTAGGAGCCGGACGGCCCTTTTCATCAGTGCCGCCAAAGTTTACTGGATTGCTATCCATGCCAGCTTTGCCTGAATTGAAAGTGACCGGGCTTCTAGTGTATGAACCGTTGTCTCCGTGAGTTACTGAAACCTTTTGAAGTTGAACAGCTTCATTGGTTGGCAGCATACCGCGTTCTTTGCGTATGTCATATTCATCTTCAGGGCTTAGGTTACCTAATTCACCAAAGTCGTCGGCGAACTGACGCGCGAGGTCTCTCATGTATGCTCGGGCTTCTTCAGGTGTTTTAGGCTCTCTTGGTAATTTGCCGAGGTTCTTGCCGTATGCTCTGTCTAACCTATTCTTTATTTGTTCCTTCGATGATTGTGGGTGACCGCCGGTGTCATGTTTGCGACCTTCGGCTATTTCCTCAGCATCAGCATCTTCGAAGTCTTCGTCTTCGTCTTCGTCTTCATCTTCGTCTTCATCTCCGCCCATGATGTCTTCAAATTCAGCCATCAATTGGTCGAGCTTGTCTTCGATGCGTATTACTGCATCTTCGATTTCATCATTTTCATCATCATCCATGTCCATGTCCATGTCCATGTCTTCATCTTCGTATTCTGAATCATCATCCTCGAGGTCGAAATCGATTTCTTCATCGTCGTCAGACATGCCTTCTTCTTCGGCATTAATCTCGTCCATCAACTCGCCCAGGGCATCGCCGCCCATTCCCTCTTCCATTTCATCAGCCATGATTGACTCAAAAATTTCGCGTGATTTTTCAACAACGATTTCATGGAATAGTTCGCGAGCTTGATCTTCATTCTCGTTTATTACGAGGTTGATTAGTTCTTCATATTTCTTAATATTCATTAGAATTTTCTCCTGATTGAAAATGGCCTTGCATAGTTACTTATGCGCTATCTTAGAAAACAGCGTATTAACTCTGTATTTTTTGCATTTTGTAGTTAAGACTAGGTATCTTAGATGCCCGGAGGCATACCGCCAGACTCTGGTTTAGGACCATATTGAGTCCTTACTTTAGAAAGATAGATATTCTTCTCGTAATTTCTAACATCTAACATACGTCGTAATTTACGAATCTGTTTTAATGTTAGTTTGGTCTTGCGTGAGGTACGCCATACAGGCTTGCTGTTGTCGTCGTTGACATCTTGTAGCCCATTAATAGGGGTATCAAACACCTCAGTTAATAACATACCGTTCTCCTTATTTGTATTTATTCATCTTATAAAATAAGACATTGGTAGATTAGTAACTCTGTTATATTTGCATTGGACTGTTCGGTGAAGGGGTACCGGGGCCGCCCATTGTTGGTTGTCCGGCAACATCACTTGCTACTGGACCTGTTACTTCATCTGGCATGTTGCCTTCTTGATCTATAGAAGAAAGTTCGTCTGCCATAGTTTGGTCTGCATCGAAATCTCCAGTGGACACCCCGATATTGCGTAGATCAGAGCCTTGGGGAGACATATCAACTTCTTTCTTGTTTTCTTCTTCCCACATTTTTTCGTTCTTTTTGATTTCTTCTTCGGACAAGCCCAAAAATCTTTCAAGAGCAAACCTCTTAGACATGTAAGGAAATGCTTCCATAGAAGCGAAGGTTTGCACCCGTGCTGTATCCATCTCTGCTTGCCGATAAGCAGCAAAATTTTGGGGAGGATTAAACGCAATTTGAAACAGACCAGTATCAATATTGAATCCTCTCCAGCGAAGGAACAGCTTGAACTCTTCATCTAATTTCATACCGATGTAATTCTGCAATCGTTCACAGTACTGATTGAATCTGAATTCTTGAATCATAGCAGTACCGACACGGCCATCGTTCATTGGTGTCGTGTTGTCATCTGGTCCAGTTGGCAGATAACTTGACGGTACACGAAGACCACGAGCAAGACGATTGTTGAAGTATTTCAAGTCATCGATCTCACCAAGATTCTGTCCACCAGGAAGAACTTCAACTGACGACCCACGACCTTCAGCGGTGACAGGAAAGAAGTAATCCTCATTCATTGAGTTTTTGACGAAAATACCCGCGTCAATAGCAAAAGTATGATAATCGTGCCACTTATGTAGTCCATCAATAGTGATAGTTCCAGTATCTCTGCTTGATACTTTAGTTATCTTTACTACCCTGTGATTGAAGTTGTCTATTTCACGAACGAAATGTTTCCAGTTGTTGTATCCGAACTGATTAAGTAATCTATCAAGCTTACTATAACCAAACTTAGTAAAATCTATTTTACAATGAGCATTTTTATAATCTAATGAAGTGGAGTTAAGTTCTTTAACTAAGTTCAATAGTGTTATACTATTATCGCATTCTTTCAATACATCATTTTTATTTTTAGTACCACTTTTAACGATGTCCGACACGATTTGTAACATATCAAACGACAAGTTCAACGATTGATTCTTAATCTTTACGCGATGCTCGCAGTTATCTTTAACAATCTTCATCATTTCGGGATTGCTAGCAAGATATTCTTTGCGTGACTTGCTCATGTTTTCTTTATATCGTGTAGCAACATCTACATCATTCTGTCTCAGCCAAACAGCTTTTTGTTGTGCGTTTCTAATATTCCATAGTTTCGCTAACCTATCTTCTTCTGATAAGTTTTCCCAGTATTCTTTGAGTGTATTTGATATCTTAGAAGTCATTTCTTCACGATAGTCATTAGACATTGTTTCCCAGAAGTCTTTTTTCTGTGCCGCATGATACATTATATGATCAGCTTTGTTCATATAAGTTAGATTTCTAGGATCGTTATTGAAACGATTATAATCTTTATGATGAATAGTAGTTCTGGGTGATAACACATATTCAGCAAGATAGCTAAACTCTTGGTGCTTGCCCTTTTCACGGAAAAACTCACCTACCATTCTATGAGTCCATACCCAAGATTTGGATTCATGATCCCATACTTGCTGATACTCGTTAGTTTTTCCTCCTGACATAGCTTTATTCTGGGTATTGAATGCTATCAAACTATCCTGTTCAGTGAGATATTGTGCTTCAACAAAACCTTTACCAAATACCGGCAGTTTATGATCCGGAGTGCAGATCAATGTTTTACCGTTGTCAAACGTAAGCTCAAGAACTTCCGTGTCTTTTCTAGTAACTCCGGCCCAGTTAATTACGCCCGGTACTATCTTACCAGATTCTGGATCACAACTATACGCCCAGTTTTCTTTACCTTCTTCAAACTCTGTAATAATCTCACTCAATGGTAATGTTCTACCATCCAATAATGGAATCTTTGTTTCTAAATCCAAACATAGGGGATTGTATGAAGCATCAACTATTGACGCTCCGCCATACAACGAAGGAATTCTGCGTTGGTGAATTTCATTCTTGACACGTTCAACAAATGCCATTGCTAAGTGACTCGGCATGTTGCCAACATCGATCTTGAACATTCTACGTTCAGGAGCACGTTGCACACGATAGATAAGAACAGCGTCTTCTAGTAGTTCTTTCTGCTTGTAGACCTTGAAGATGTTCTCTAGGATCGACTGACCGAATGGCCAGAATCTGTCAAGTCCTTCTGTTAATGATAAGTGGACGATATGCTTTGCGTCTATCGCAGATTCACTCTGTCCCAATGTGAATCGTGAGCCCGTAGTATTGTATGGCATTGCAGGAACCGTGTAAGGAGTGTTGGTGCCGCCTCCGGTACCACCCAAACCAGTTGCAGGGTTAGCAGCAAAGTCAGTATTCGTTTTTTGTGCTACTGATAAGTTCTGTAGGTTGATGTTGATGTCCTTTAAGACATACTGTTCTGGCTTCTTGCCTTCACTCTCGTTGACGATAACTTTAATGACTTTGACCATGTCGACCCAGTATAGTTTGAAGTTTTCGGGGTCGCGCACAAACACTTGGTCGCCGTACTTTACAACATTGCGGAAAATCTTAAATATACGGCCATTAAATTCATTTAGTTTACACCACTGCTGCAATTGCTTACTTAACAACTCTACTTCATGTGGGGTAGGGGTTTCTTTAAATTCGAAAGAAAACGGTGTCTTATTGTGTTCATTTCTTTGGGTAGAGAACTCTGCAAGAATATCTAAACATGCATTGATCTCAGCATCAACGTCCATCATTTCATATTGGTTGTAACGTTCGATTCTGTTAGGGTGACCGGTGTAGACTTCAGGAAGCCTACTCATATAATTTTTATAGCCAAACTCGGTGTTATTATAACCGCCGGTCGGCGTGCCATTCTGTCCAGGCGACCCATTCCAAGCCCCGCTGTTGCTGTTAAGCCCAGAAATAGGACTTGATACACCTGATTTATTTAGGAATTTCTTTTTATAGCTCATGACTTATATTTATCTTTTATACTATGAGGCTTTCCATTTCCATGTTGTCTGACCACAGTCCCATATGCGATCAAACCCACAAGATTGCATAATTTCCCATTCTGACATTGACCCGTCGTAGCCTTCTGCGACAAGCTTTGCCTTTTGAAATTTATTTCTAGAAAACCGCTTTTTATAATCTGTGTAGCAATATCCAACATTCGTTGATGTGTTGACAAATCCAAGTTGTTTATACACGTTGCCAGTGAACCAACGATTATCACTATACGATACTATAGATTTAGGAAAATAAGTTTTGACAAACATAGACATCATTTTATTTGCGCCGCCCACAACACCAGTCGAAGAACAATATCGAATCAGTTCCCACTCAACCGTGTTGTTAAATCTTGCCTTACGAAATGTCATTATAGATATCAACTTATCGTTAAATTTCAATCCAATATTAACTTTTGCAGGGGCGAAGCCTTGGATGTGATTTTGTTCTATGAACATCTTTGCTTCGTTGTGGCTGATCTCTTCAACTGAGCATTGTCTAGCATACAACGGCACTGACGATTTACCCAAAATATTTATTAGTATTGCTTTACACTGCTCTTTTCGGTCATCCCATTCGTCTTGAAACATTGTGACAAGCCTGATTCCATGCTCAGCGCAATGTTTATGCTTACTTGCATGATAATTTCTTGTCCGACTCGACGAATTTTCTGAGTGCCAGTACAATCCTCCGCACTCAATCGCAACATTCAAATTTGGAATGTAAAAATCTAGCTCTTGCGGAAAAATGATGTTGCGATTTCCTTGTTCGTAAGTAATGTTGATGCTGGTTAGCCATTCTGCTATTTCAATTTCAAATTTACTAGACAACGGACGAGCAAACAACTTGCTAGCATCATATTTCTTCGCGTATAGATACAATGTATGTGGGGCTATTTTTAAAATAGTGATAGCTTCTTCTCTGGTCTTACCTGATATTGTTTGAGTGAATAGGTTTTCGTCGTCGAGAATTTTTAAGGTATCGTCGGGTATATAGATTCTACTAGCAGCCCCAACGTTATATCTTTCGAATAAAGTAACTTTTCGTTTTAGATTTACCGTGCTGACATCGTTGTTGGCTTGCCAACTGTCTCTCATCTGTTTGACAGAATTTTTGTTCTGTAATGGAAACAGTACCCCGTGTTTTTCAGCATGTGTTGTTTGAGTTTTTAGTTGCTGTGAGCCAAGTTTCATGTGATGTGTTTCACCATACCGAACTAAGTTAGTATTCTGCGTTTTAAGTTTTGATATAGTTTTTTCTTCGTTTGATCTACTATTTTTCTTAGATTGGACCAACTCTTGTTGAGACTTCAGTTTCATATGATGTTCAACACCATATTTTTCTAGGCTAGTTTGTTTGATTCGCTCTTGAATTCCGGGAATTTGCGAAGAATTTGTAACTCCATATTTTTCCAAAAAACCCTGCTGTTGTTTTTCTATTCTATCTCTTATTACATCTTTGCATTTGTTTCCAAGATCACATCCAGTACGATATCCTGTAGTAAAAGTATTGAACTTGCGATAGTTTCCATCAGAACATCTCGGGGGTTCACCGTTCAGAACAATGTAAACCTGTTCCATAGTGTTTTTAACTGGATATTGAACTGTAGTATGTGTTAGCCACTGAACAATATCAGGACGAGTTTTTAGCCATTTTGGCATTGCACATAACTTTCGGTGTTTCAAAAAGTTTTGAATTTCTGTGATCATACTGCTATTTATGCATTGACCGCGGCGTCTAAATTACCTATGTTTAAAATGTCACATGATTAATTATTAGATGCACGCAATATCTTCTCAGAAATGTCATTGGTAGTGCGTATAGCATCTACCATACTGTCCAACTTTGCGTTCAACAATTCCATAACTGCTATATTAATTCTTGTATTATCTAAATTAGCATTACGCGCGAATGTGTCATTCTTTATCGTGTTTTCAACAGTTGCAGTCTTTTCAGAATTCATATCACGTACAATTTTATTGATCGTAGCAGTCATCGTTTTTGGAGTAAAGCTAGCTGAACTCAATGAGCCAAATGCTTTGTCATCTTTCATATCCATGAGAGAATCTAACTGTGTCGCAGGTGATTTTGCCAGCATCATAAGTGCTGAATTATTAACAAGAGGGGCGATAAGTTCAGTACCGTGTAATGTTGCTGGATAACCTGAAGATGGTCCAGTAAACACTCCACCCTTTTCTGCTTTCAATTCTACGTGCGGGGGATCATTTCGGTAGGGACGATGCAATCCATATTTGTGCAAATATGGATCAAAAGCACCTCGGTCTGCACTTATATCCAGTGCTTCACCGCGACCATGTTTGCTACCAGCACCTGACCCGTCTACTTTATATTGCTTTCCCCCATAAGTAATAGTAGTGTCATTCATTGGTCTAGCAGGGGTATGAATGCCTGATTCCCCTAAAATATTGCCTCTTACCCAAAGCTCTGCTTGGTATTGATCGGAACGATGTGCGCTGTTTATTTTTATAGGGCGTCTAAACTCTTTAGCAGCAGTAAAGAACCTGGAAAGCAAATTAGAATTCATTCCGGATAAATCAGCACGGTCCCCTAATGTTATATTATCGGGCTTACTAGATATAAGTTTAGTGTCCGCCATTGGTCCTCCAGCAAGTTGTGGTCCTCCAGCAAGTTGTGGTCCTCCACTTCTAGCCAATTGTTGAACAAATTCGGGGGTATCACCTTTCTGGACCTTCGCTGTCGCGGTGCTCATTTTTTTGTTCATCAACTCATATACTTCACCTAAAGTTCTAGCACGATCTCCATCATAGTAGATGTTTCTGTTGGCTTTTGCTGCGTTTGGATTTAAATCTGCTGCAATGGCATTTGGATCTCGATTCATCGCGTTCAAGAATTGAGTTGCACCGCCAGCACCCAAAAAGTGAGCCATATATAAATCTGTATTAGATGCTCTTCTGCCAGTACCCTTTTCAAGTTGTTTTCTTTGCTTTTCAGTAAAATAAGCCATAACTTCTGCGGCTTTGTTTGGATCAAATTTATCTTGTAGAGAATAGTCTTTGCCCATCTCTTTGGTTAGCTGTTTCCAAGTTGAGTCCAAAAATTGAAACATGCCTCCGGCAGAACTAGTTGTTGCTCTAGCATCTGCTCTGCCCCCTGATTCGATCATGGCTGTCGCAGCCATATATGATCCTAAGTTTGCGGGTATCTGAGGCGCGCCTGATGCGGAACCACCGGACGACCCACCGTACGAACCACCTTGTGGAGTAGTTTCAGTATTACCTGACATATTGAACATCAGTTGTGATAAAGCATCTAATGCTTGTTTAAACCTATTCAGCATGTTGCCTGTACTAAGTAATTCATCTTTAAATTTCTTTATTGATTCAGACATTTCAGTAGTACTGTCAGTGGTAGTAGAATCAGATGTGGGTTTTATAAGTTTTTCTAATGCTTTCGACGATTTAGCACTTTCATTTAGTATCGCTTGTGTTTCCGGAGAAATTGCAGTATCACCTGGGGTCGCTACTTCTGATTCAGGTTTATCTTTGCCCGCAAGTACTTGTTCTGCAATCCCTGTGGTTTGCACATTGCCAGCTTCAGGTTCAGGTTTATCTTTTCCTTTAAATGCACCAAACAAAGCATCCCCTGCTTTTCCACCAGCAAAATAGCCGAGGCCGCCTCCAAGAAGTCCTCCGATAGCAGCGCCGGGTCCCGGGATCGCTACTTCTGATTCAGGTTTATCTTTGCCCGCAAGTACTTGTTCTGCAATCCCTGTGGTTTGCACATTGCCAGCTTCAGGTTCAGGTTTATCTTTTCCTTTAAATGCACCAAACAAAGCATCCCCTGCTTTTCCACCAGCAAAATAGCCGAGGCCGCCTCCAAGAAGTCCTCCGATAGCAGCGCCGGGT